CTATCTTCATTGTTACTGTCCTTTGTCTGCGAATGGTTCTGTCGGTGCTGTGAAATTGCTGGTGTAACGGGCCATGTAGCTTATGCGAAACTCATCAACGTACCCATCCCATCCACGAGCAAGGGAGTAATTGGCCCCAAAACCACCTATACTGAAATAATCATTTATATACTCAGTGCTGTCTGAAAAAGTGCTGCCAACTTGAGTGCCATCTAAAAAAACTTTCAAGCTGGTTCCGCTGCGACAAAGGGCTATGTGATACCAAGTGTTTAGGCTTAAAGCTGACGCTGACCCACAGCGGAACTGAGTAGCACCATTATAGAAATATATTTCTCTGGTTTGTTCCGCTGAGGTTTCATCTACTAAAGTAAGATAACCAAGTCCAGACTGACCTGTGTTGCGGGTATCCCATATAGCGTCATTATTATCTTTTTCAGCCACCTTTCGGAAAAACCCTTCTACAGTAAAATCGCCTGTCCCAAAGGGTTTAGTTTTAAACGAAGCACGATTGTCTGCCTCGGCATCAAACAATATTGACGAAGTGCCAAACTTATATTGTGCTGTGCTAATTTTTGCGCCAGCTTCTAACTTTATATTATCCTGTGCAGCACTATCAATCGCCTGACCATTTTTCATGTTTAAGAGCAGCTTGGTGTTGGTGACTGCTGTTAATGGGGCTGTTGGAATAGTGTACGTTGCGCCATCGTATGCAGCAGTTCCGTTAATTATTCGTGCATCACAAATGTAACCCTCTACATACGTAGCATTACTAGTTGAATAATAATTACCAACCGAAGTTATGGAAGATATAGTACCGTTATTAGCAGTAGTTACGGTTGCGGCACGTACTCCGTTAACAAACATAGAAACTGTAGTGCCTGTCCGACAAACGGCTACGTGATACCACTGCCCTGTTGTAGCAGTAGCACCAGAATTAACAACTACAGCATCAGCCCCATTATTCCTGATTTGAAACTGAAAACCAGAGCTAACAATAAGAGATAAAAGCCAACCATAAGTACCATTTGCCCATTTTGCTAATAAGCCGTGACCTGCATCAAAGCCATTAAAATAAACCCAACATTCAACAGTAAAATCACCTGTTAAGTCAGTGTCAGTGGTTTGTGCAATTTGAACGGAATCACCCGCTGTCGTGGCAAACCCTTGCATACTCGCCCCGTTTACCGCTGGGTCATACACTGCGTCAGTCAGGAATGGGCCACTGGCTGTGACTGCTGTATTGCCTGCTGGTGTAATAGTAAGTGGACTAGCCGAGTTATCTACAAACCTGTTGCTCTGGCAGGTTAATAGTTTGGTGTCTGTTACGGCGGTTAGCTTGCCTGTTGGTGTAGTAAAATTGCTAGTATACAGTGCTGAGTTTACTACACGTACATTTGAAATAATACCATTAATTCCGCTTGATACTGAGTAACCACTACCCCCAACACGCATACGACCACTATCAACGTAATTATTACTGTCACTGTATGTTGAGCCGACCTGAGTTCCATCAAGAAACATTTTTGTGCTAGTACCTGACCTGCATATTGCTACGTGATGCCATGTATTAGCTGATAGTGTTCCACTGCTAGTTATTCTATAGTCTGCATTAACATGAAGATTTAATTTATTATCACTGGTCAAAAAAACCATAGGATACAGACCATTAGTGCTGTTTGGCCGTGCATCAAAAATTACTTGGGTTGCCCCTAGGGTTGTCAGAAACACAAAACACTCTATGGTAAATGCGCCAGTACCCCAAGTAGGGCCATCATTTGCGTCAAGATAATCCCCATCACCATCAAAAGACACACCCCACTCACCATCAGGTCTGGAAAATGGTGAAAAGCTGCCTTGCGTTATATTAGCGTTGGCTGTGACTGTGTGGTTGCTGGCAGAGCTATCATCAAACACATTGTTCACGCCGTTGTTACTGCCCTCAAAATGAGACAGGAAACTTGTGCGATTGAACTGATCGTCTGATGGTCCAGATGGGCCACCACCACCACTAGCACCCATTAGTATTTTATTAGCTGTACTCATTATGCTAAAGCCTGTCCCGCTGTAAATCCATAGTATGTCCCACCGTTGTTTACAGTGTAGAACACAAAGACATCAACATTACCACTACCTTGCGATAGAGTAGGTGCTGTAGCTGATGCCCAAACCACATTAGTCCAAGTAATTGCTCTTGGGGTACTGTCTTGTATAACTCTTAGAGTAGCAGCAGATACTTTTTCGTTAGCAGCAGGATTAGTAAAGCTAACTGTTGTATCCTCAGTCAAAGTATGACTAAAATTACTAGCTGTCTGTAAGTTAAGAGACACAGCATTGCCAGTTGAGGTGACAGCAGCATACTCTTCGCTAAAACCATTGTCTAAGGTTACGACACCATTAGCATCGGCTGTGACAACCTTACTAGCTTCAGATAACCCTAGTGTTGTTACATCATTATAGTTTAATTCTGTAGCTGTAGCAGTGACACCAGTGTCAAGGGTGAGTACAGTTACCCACCCATTGTTAGCTTCGTTTCTAATCTTTAGGGTGTCAGTATCAGTCTCATACCATAGCTGATTTGCAACCGTAGTCCCGGCCACTGATGGGTCAGCATCCCCACTAGAATTAGAAGCTAGTGCTTGTATGGCAGCATTAAGGGCTGTCCTAGTATCTGGGAAACTTTGGTTTATGATAGTATTGCCACTAAAAGGATATTGCGACATTATGTTAGTTCCTTTCCGTAGCCCTTAGCTACATAATCTAGGGTCACTGCATTGGTGCTTGCTGATCCCCCAGTAAAAGTGTTTATAGTGAACCCAGTTCGGGTCTTGTTTGTCATCGTGTACCTGTCACCATCAGTTAAGTTAGCTAAGGATAGACCTATAGCTGGTGTAGCTGCAAAGGCATCATCAAAGGTGATATTAGTTGTTCCTGTAAAGGTTATATCACTGCCAGAAACAACCCTATCCTGCATATCTATTGTTGCCGACAAAGCACTTACTACAGGAGTAACATTAGTATCTGTGGATGATAATACTAGCCTAAACTCAAAGGCCCTAGCTGTTATGTCAGATACAGAAAATGCTTGCCAATCAGACCAAGTAGGCGTACCTGTAGGATCATCGTCTGTATGCCTTAGCTGAAGGGAAACAGAGGTATCACTAAAGGCGGTAGGATCACCATCAAACAGGGCAACACCATCACCCCTATCATCAAAGTTGCCTGTAGCACTATCAAAACTTCCGGTACTGTCAAACCTTGTGCTTGTAAATGAGAAGGCTAGCCTGCTTGTGTACTTTTGACCTAAGTCAAGGTCATTGCTAAAGTAGTATATGCCAGAAGACCCGTAACCAGTGAAGTCATCAAAGAGTCCTACAGGGTCTGTGTCTTGACCCCTATCATCAAATAATCCTGTAGCAGAGTCAAACTTAAAGCTTTCTGCTAGTTCTAATGATCCATCGCTATTAATAGATACCCCAGATTTAACTCCTGAAAAAGAGGGGTTCTCTGTAAGGGTAGCTACAACATTAAGGTCTCCAATACCTATAGAGGTAACGACAAACACAGCGGGGTTTACAGAGGAGTTAGACCCACTTGTGGTATCATCTACAGCCTTAATGAAGTATGTACCTACACCAGCATTCTGTAGAGCAAGGGTACTACTGCCTACAGGTACTTGTGCTATGTTCTCAGCTTCTGAGTAGACTGCCCCGCTAGTTAGGTGAGAGTACCTGATGATGTAATGTGCTAAGTCTAGGTCAGGTACTGGTGTCCAACTTAAGAACAGATTACTTCCAACTACGTTACCATCAAAGTTAGTTACATCTGCTGGGGGTATACCCAAGGCTTCTACATAGTAATTACTTATGGTGTTGTAGTCACCATGTACTCCAAGGGAATTAGTAGCCCTAGCCCTTATGTCATAGAAGCCATCCTCTACGCCTACATGTTCTACCCTCTCTGTACCCACAAAGGCACCAATAGTACCTAGAGATATATAGTTAGTGTCTCCTGTCTTTCTAAACTGAACCTCTGCTGTATCCATAAGTGTGCTTGTGTTGTTTACATCAATCAGTAGTACACCAAGGGTCTTACCTTTAACTCTCCTGAGTTCAGTACTGATGTTTATGCCAAGGTTAGGTACTGTGAAAGGTGACAACAAAGTAGTATTATCTCTTTCGTATACTATACCATCGTCAACTTCATCAAAGACACTCTCTGCTGTTTCCCTTAACACCAACTCTATTTGTAGATCGTACTGATTCTGAACACCAAAATTCCAAGAGACAACTTCAAATTCTTTGTTAGTCCAACCAAACCTAGTGTTAGTGACCCTTACATTGTCACCTGTTTGCAGTTGAAATGCACGAAGGCCAAAGGAAGCTGACATTGTTAGCTGCTGCCTACTTTTCTCTAGCAATATTCTAGCTATTCTCCTAGCTTCTACAGAATTATCAGTCCAAGGTAACTCAAGGTCTATAGGAGACTCTTGACCATTATCAGCAGTGACAAAAGCAGTGTTAGTCACAGGTGGGTAGTCTGTAACTTGCCAGTTACTTTCTTGACCCTTAAACGTACCATTAATAACATTGAAGTTGTCTCTGCGAGAATGTCTAGTTGACACGGCAATGCTTGACCTAAGATCATCTTCATTAAGTACTATGGTTTCCCCGTTAACATCTGTTACAGGCGTAGTCCATTTAGCAGCCTTTACAGCCCAAAAGCCCTGAGTGTACCAAATAGTACCACCCATAGAGGTCATTAAGTCGTTTAACAACTCTTGAGGTTCTATGCTTGTGGTGAAGGCACCATTAGCTGTGTAACGTGTTGTACCAGCGTCTGTGTTAGTCTCATCACATATGTTAGCAGCGGTGATGAATGAAGTATCATTTATGTTAGCAGCAGCTTCCCCTAGTCCGTATCCAGAACTTGTCAGGTAGTCTCTTACACACAGGGCAGGGTTATCAGACCAAGCATTAGCAGCAGAGGGACTTCTTGGATCGTATACCTTCTTACCTTTAATGACAGCGGTAATCTCAGGCACACCATTAGGGAAGGCATCTACGTCAAACTCAAATACGCAGTATAAATAAGCAATTCCACGAAGCCTGTGTGCGCTTGTCCAAGCGGGTACGGCTGTAACTAGGCGTGGATCAGCGGCTTGGTCTGTTGCTCCCAAGTGTTCATAAATCTTAATCTTACCTTGGTAACGACTAGGAGAAGTTACAGTACCACCAGGACTTATAGTTGCTACTTCATCGTTAATGTATATCTGCTCAAAAGACTCTATCTCATGTCCAGCAAAGGCAACAACCCTGTGTAAGAATGTATTTTCAAGTCCAGTTTCAGATACTACCCCACTTTCAAGTAGGACGTTTAAAAGACCTGTTCCCGAAGCATTTGAAGCCTTGTCTGTAGTCCCATCAAATATTCTAGCACCCGCAACCTTCATCTTACCGTAGATGATCTGATGGGATATTGTAGAACCTCTTTTTGTTACACTATACCCCCTCTTACTTTCAGAACCTCTACCCCTAGCACCTGTTGGCCTTAACGCCCTTGTTGCTTCTCCTGCGACAGCAGTACTGGCGTACCACATTGTCAATTGGCCGGTTGGATCAACTAGTAACAGACTCATAGCAATAACAGTATGAATAGACAGCCTAACCACTGACTTGAAGATACCTTTAACGCTAAGACCCATTAGTTAACTCCTTACTGCGTTCTAGCTTTATCAGGGCTTCTTCCCCAGATTATCTCTTTGTCTTGTAGGTCTTCGATAAAGTCCATCCCCTTGTCTCCGGGGTAAACAGACTTTTGATACGCAGAAGTATATCTGGCAATACGTGGTCTCTCTAAGTCTATTAGTTTATTCTCTACAGTTATTTCTATAGTAGATGTATCAGGATTTTCCTGTATGTTCATCTGATCCATGTAACCAGAGAACACTTCGGTTAGGGCTGTAGTGTCTGAAGTAACACCAAAGTAGATGTTACAGACACGACCTTGATATGGCTCCTGTAGGGCAAGAGAGACTGCCTCAGAGGACATACCGCTGAGGAAAATAGTAGCACCTCTAGCAGCAAGATCAGCACTTTCTTCTACAGACGATATGTCTAGTAAGTTACCAGCACCTGTCCAAATCTTTCCGTCATAATCTAGGTCTCCTACACCTGTCCATAAGTGTATCTCATTAGGACTATCAAACAACAGTTCTACAGCAAAGAAGGGGGATATTATATCATCGTCTAGGGCATTAAGTACTACTGAGGGTACAGTTCTGGTCATTATACAATTACCTCTACAGCCTCAAAGGATATACCATAGGTACTAGAGTTCCCTATCTGCCAATCTTGTACGTTACTTGTTAGTCTGAACACACCCTTAGCGTTGTCTACAACTACAGCAGCACTAGAGTAGGTAGCCTTGAGGTTAGGCCATATGTCTATGCCTGTTATCTCTACATTGTTTGCTGGATCACCATCACCATTACCCGTTAAGGTCACATCTTGTAAGACTTTATGCAGCTTGGAAGTGGCAACAGAGCCCAGTTGAATGTAGTCACCAACCTTTAGTGTTAAATCTGGTGCTGTTGTATTAGTTAAGGAGATGGTGCTGGCTCCTGCAACCCCATTAGCGGTAATAGTTCCGTCAGTAGCTGTACCTCTAGGCTCTGTGCAGTTAGGATCACCTAAGAGGAAGGTATTAACTGGTCCCTGTAACGACAACAAGAAAGCTACCCAAGGCTCACCTAAGTCTCTCCTGACAGGTGGTATAGTAACTGAGGCTTTCCATGCTTGACCTGTGTGTTGTACTATTTGTTGTTTATAAGTAAAGGGAGACTCAGAGGTGGCAACAGCATTCATAGCACTAAGAGTTATTTGTGCAAAGCCTATATCAGTTGGTGCAGTCTTTAGT